TGTGCCTAATCTCCAAGCAGTGCCTGTTGTGTTGGACACAACATTGACTGTGAATTCTCTGCCTCGACCACGTAAACTGACAAACTCTGTAGCATCAGTAAATGTAGCAGTTTTGATTGTGCTAGTGCTTGTGTTTGGATAGTTTTTAAATTCTAATTTAAAATTTAATGTGCCAGCTTGATTTTGTACGTCAGGTATAAGTTTTTGCACGAATAACATATCATTACCATCACCTATTTCTACAGACCCTGATTTTACAAAAGCAGTCATGGCTTCACCATCTGCATTATTTCCTGTTTCATGTAAAAACATTTGAGTTGCTCCATCTGTTAAACCTAAAATGGTTTCATTGTTGGCCGTGGTCGTTGGTAAATAATCAGATGCCACGGGATTATCGTACACTTCTCTATCAATCCAAGTTGTTCTGTCAAGAGTGCCCGTCCACCAAGTTCTCTCAAGATAATTATAAGCAACAACAGCATTAATAGTGTCAGATCCTGTCCTAGGATAAAACCACATAATTTCGTTGAATTCACCATTATGTCCAGCAAAAGCGTTTTCAGCACCAGTCACATTTAAATTATCAAAAATAAATTGTTCTACTGTACAAGGTAGTTTTTTTACGGTTCCATCATAAAGAAAGAACGAATCTTGAGACATCCAATACGCAACACCATTTAAATCTAAACCAGCGTGTATACCAACGATTCCACAATTTTGTCCTAACTGTCTTAAACCAAATGTAAACGGTGGACCAATAAATTGTAATGCGTGTAAAGAACTATCGGTCCATACTAAGATTTGACCTCTCGATCTTTCTGCTGCTACAATTCGTGAGCCATCAGCAACTCTCAAGGAGCCTGCAGTGTTCTCTGCTGTTGGTTGATAAGTAGTAATATCTTCTTGATCAGAAAATCTTATAAGTAAATCATCTTGTGAGGTTGTCGTCCCAATAGTGTTTTCTGTTCCAAAAAAAACTAAATGTCGATCAGGTGTTGAAACTAAACTTAATCTTGATGCCGTTGGTGCACCAGATATTGCAGCTGCTCTTGTGCTTACCCCTGATGAAGTGTCCCATTTAAAAGCTCCACCATTTAAAACGGTTGCAATAAGATCTTCACCGAAGTTGTCTAATGACCATTGTCTTGCTTCAAGTGTTACATTAGAAGTTGACCTAGGTGTACCCCATGTAGATACGTTCCATGCATCTGTGCCCCAACCAAAAGCTGAAGTAGATACTTCAGGACCTATAGAAATTTGATATTTAGCGTTACCTGTGCCTCCTCCACCTGATGTAGAACCAGACGCTGCGCTAGTGTGTGTTACTACATAAGCAGAAGTATTTACTACAGATGTAATCTCAAACTCTTTATTCATATCTAAACCATTAATAGCTGAAAAAGAGTCAAAGGTTACGAAATCACCTTTACTGGCTCCATGATCAGTGTCTGCAACTAAAACGGAAGTTGTTGCATTTGTGGTAAATGGATTGGTAAGAGCTTGTGTTTCTCTTATAGGAGTAATGTCATAAGCTAAACCCTCCTCAATAATATAAAGCTTTTTATCTGTGCCAACAGCATTATATCGAGTGCCATCTAAGGCCACCCATGCGTGCATATCACGAGCCACACCTACCAAAGTAGTTGAGATAAACTTCTCCCATCCTTTGATTTTTTGCGGCAATCCTTGAAAAAAGCGTACATTATCACCGTCTGTCCACTTGCCTTCGCCTGTGTAATCGGTTACTTCTTTATTGATGCCTGGTGCGGGTCTAAAATTTACTAATGGCATTTAGCCAATATATATAAATTACTCTTTCTTAGCAACCAAAGTTCCAACATGTCCTTTAAAAGCTCTATTACCAAAATGTGTAAGTGGCATCGCTAAATCTGCCCAAATTTGTCCACCACACTCTTGCCATAGTCTTGAGAAATAATAATCCTCTGATAGATATCTTATTTGACCTTTTGTTTCATAGGGACCAACAGCAAACAAATCATAGCAATTATCTGACTTAAAATACTGTCCGTTTACAATTTGATCAGATTCATATTTTCGCTCTGGAAACTTTTTCATCATTGTGCGAAACACTTCTCGTTTGACTAACATCATGCCTGTAGCTGCTTCATTAACTTTAAAAAATCCATTTTCTCCTTTAAGGTTTGAAGGATCATCGAAGTTTACATTATATCCTAGGGCTCTGGATTCTAAGTCATCTGGTGTTGCATTAGGATGATCTTCTAATATCTGTTTCATTTTTTCTAAATACAAATGTTTTCTAGGATAAATGCCACACACAACGTCTTTATCTGCACACAACAATCTCTCAACATTTTTCCAACTAAAACCAATATCAGCATCTATAAATAATAAATGTGTGGCAACATAGTCTGTTTCATCCATCATCATAGAAACGATAGTATTTCTCGCACGTGTAATTAAACTTTCATTACCCATAGATTGAAATCTTAAACCGACTTTTTTTGCCATGCTCCATTGTTGTAACTCTAATAAACCATGAACAGTGGCTTCTGAAACCATTCCACCATACATAGGCATGCCTAAATATACCTTAAAATTTTTATCTTTAAGCTCTTCTGGTTTTATCATTTTTCTATCCTTTACTTATAGTTTAAATTAAAAGCAAGAGAAATTCTTTTTTTACTTTTATTTAAATTTGGTTCTACATAATGATCAAGCCATGCAGGAAATAAAAACAATTCATTTTCTTTTGGCTTAAATCCCCATTTACTAGAATTATATGGAGTATATCCTGATTCAATATACTTATCATAAAGTTCAAGTCTTTGAGATGAATTAACAAAGGTAATTTTCCCAGATTTACTAGGCACTTGTATATAAAATACTCCAGATAATAATGAGTTTCCGTGATTATGTACTAAATTATAATCTTTATATCCATTGATATTTAACCAAAGTGAGTTTAGTTCTACTTCTTTTTGACAATAACCTAAGTGTTCTAAGTACAAATAACCGTTTTCTAAAATATTATTTTTTAAATCTAAAAATAGTTCAGGTGATAAATCAAATTGATCTCCTCCCACATTTGAAATGTGTCTAGAGGGTTTTTGCTTTATCTCTTCTTTAACAACCTTTTTAATACTATTTATGTTTAAAGATAAGTTTCTTTTAAAAACAGAAACTACAAATACATCAACTGCTGTAGGATTACTTGTCATTTATAAAATTGTACCAACCTGTTATTATGTACTTTTCTTTTGTATTACTAACAACTCCTCGATGTGCGTGAGTCCAT